TCCTCGCTGGCGGGAAGCCTGCGTATTACGAATGCGTAATGGAGACTTCGCGGCTTTCCCATACGAGCGTGACGGAATACATGGACATGTCCATGCGCGACTTTATGGATTTCCGGGATGCGCTTGGGAATGTGCTTGAACGCGAAGCAGCCGCAAGAGAAGCAGCGAGGAATCAATAACAGAAAGGAGGCATGGACGGGTGAGGCTAATCTGGAACGGAAAGGACATCACTTCGTATGTCAATGTGACAGGATGCGTCCATCGGGACGTTTCCAGCGGGAGAAGTGATTGCCTGGAGCTGACACTTGACCATGCCTCCGTTTGGTATCGTTGGGGGCCACAGGAAGACGACGAGATTGTGGTTGACCACAACGGCTATTCAACGGGGACGCTGTACCTAAGCGCTGTCATCCCCACAGGAGACCAGTACAGGGTGCTGGCGACGAGCGCCAATGGCAGCACCAGGCGCAAGGCGTGGGGGTGCTATGAAAACACCACGCTGGAGAGAATTATGGTGACGGTTGCCGCAGAATGCGGCATGGAAGGAAAGATTTTTGGCGCGGACGGGAGCCTGCCCTATGACTTTGTACTGCGCCAAAATGAGGGAAGCGCGGCCTTTCTCACCCGCATAGGCGAATGGGAAGGGATGTGCGTCAAGGCCTACCATGGGGCTTTTAGGGGGATTTCTGTGCCATGGGCGCAGGAACGTAATCCGATTGTTCGGCTTGAACTGAACGACAAGCAGGATGGAGTAACGTACAGGCGACGGGAAGGGCTCAAATACACGGGGCTAACCATTCAATCCCCCTACGCCAAAGCAACAGCACACGACAAAAGTGTACGGGGAAATAACATTCCAATCCTCGTCGGTCTGCCTGCCATGAACAATGCCCAGGCGGGCCGATGGGCGCGTGGCATGCTGCTCATGCACAATCGCCTTTTTGAAGAACTGACGATAGAGCAGCGACTGAATCTGAACATGAGCGCAATGATGCGAGTTGATATTATCGGCAGCACGGATGCTGCTGGTAAGTGGATTGTGGACGAAGCGGAGCATGACCTGATGGGCGACCACACAACGGCGAAGCTGCTTCGCGTCATCGACACCATTCAATGAGGACGCATATGGACGATAGAGCTAACACGCAATGGTATGCAGGAATCGAAAGAGGTCGCGCATACGGGAGAAACGAGGATACAGACGGCAAGACAAAATACACCGTTGAATCTTATGACAGACCTGGAGTTGTCGCAAGAAATATACCATGCTTTGCCTCTGCTGACGTGGAGGAGGGCAGCATGGTGTATTTTTTTATGTTTCCTGACGGAAAAGGCGGCATTGTAGGGTGCATCACATAAGGCAGCATACGCAAAGGAAGTGAAAGAACGTGGCGGCTGTTGAACTGTTGACAAATGTTGTCATTGGCGGGCAAACGACAAGCGGCTTTAACGCGCTGGCAGGTCGCCTGGAGACGTTAGGCGCGACGGCAGACAGAATTGGCAGCGTTTTTCGTGGGATTGAAAAGGAAAGCGTAGAGGTCTACCGCAGCTATGAAGATAATATGCTGGCGGCAGAATATGCGCTGTCAGCTCAATATACCAGCGCCAGCGAGCTTGATCGGGTCATGCAGGGGCTTGACAAGCATGCTTCAGGCTGGGCGGCGAACTCGATCTTCCACACCAGCGATGTAAGTCAGGCAATCAATGAGGCCTCCCATGCGGGATGGGACTATGAAGAAATGATAGAGGGCATTCCCCAGGCAATGCTGATTGCCCAGGCGGGGGCCCTTGACCTGTCTACTGGCCTTGACTACCTTGTGAAGATGATGAACGCGACCGATACGGAATTTGAAGATTCCCAAAAGGTTGTGGATCAATGGAGCAAGGCGGCCAATTTAAGCGCAACCGGCATTGGCGAGATGGGCGAAGCCTTTATGAGCATGGGTGCGGCGGCGCAGTTTGGGGACAGCACGGAAGAACTGTTCACCCTGCTTGCTGTGCTGGCGAACGTGGGCACAGTCGGAAGCCAGGCAGGTACAGCCGTCAGAAGCGCCATGATGCGCATTATCGCGCCAACATCCAAGGCGGAGGATGCCATGGAGTTGCTGGGGGCCGATGTAGACGAACTGGAGGAAGTGCTGTCCAATGTCAGCGTAACCAAAGCTGTTGAGAAGCTGACAGGATTGGGTTTTTCCGCGTATGACACAGAAGGAAAGCTGAAACCCATCATTGACATCTTCAGCGACATGCACACGGCGCTGCTGGGTCTGGATGAAGCATCACGGAATGAAATTCTGGCTGCCATCTTCCCCACGAGAACCATTGCCCAGGCCAAAGCATTCCTTGCCGCGATTGACAGCGGCAAGATGATGGAACTCTACACCGACATCAGCAACAGCGAAGGCTATGCGGCCAAGGGCGCTGAAATCATGATGAGCGGCCTCACGGGATCAACGGAAACGTTAGCCTCCAAGTTTGAGGAACTTGAGCGTAGAACTGGCAGCGTGATGGCATCGCCTATTGAGACTGCATCCGAGGCGCTGGGGGGCATACTGGATGGCATTAACAACCTGGACGAACCATCCCTATCTGCTCTTGTGGGAGGAATAACAACCATTGCCGCAGCAGGCCCTGCCATGATGGCAGTAGGAGGCGCAATTCGTTTATTTACAACATTAGGGCCGGTTGGAACAACCGTTTTGGCTGTTGCGACAGGCGTTGGTGCCCTTGTAGGCTATGCCAGCAAGCTAAACGAAATCAATTTCAAAGAGAACTTCGGCACGATGGCGCTTGACCTGGATACCCTGGGCGAGCATGTGGACAGCCTGAAAACGAAGTTTGACGGCCAGCAAGCCGCGATCTCCGAGTGGGAGACGGCGCTTGCAACCGCTCAGGAAACCTATGCAACCAAGAGCAGCGAACTGTCGGAAATGCTCCTCACGGATGTGCTGACGGGGAAAACGCTGTCGAAGGAAGACAAGGATAAGATTTACGGGTATGCGGATGACCTGTATAAGGCGGTGTGGACAGGCCTGGAGAATGCCGAAGCAAGCGATATGTCCTTTCTGCAAGTGATGTTCGGCGACCGAACAGGCGGCATGGGGGAGGAAGATGTTTACAACACCGCCGCAAATGTTGTAAGCGCAAGCTATCAAGGCCTGTACGCAGAGGCAGAAAAAATTGGCCGGGAATTGCGCAACAGCATGACCAAGGCGCTCCAGGACGGTGAATTGGACGAGGCGGAACGTCAGGCCATTCAAAGCACCGTTGACAGGTTAAACGAAATTCAAACGCAGATTGCCAGCACGTTAGACGCGGAAGCCTATTATGAGCAGCTATACAAGGCACAAAGCGTAAGCTGGGACAGCATATCCGAATACATGGAGGAGAATGCGTCCAAACAGGAAAGTGACCTTGCAGCCCTTGATGACACCTACGCGAAAAAGTGGGCGCATTATCGTCTGGCGTATGATACGGCTATCGAAAACGGTACAGAGTTTACCGATCTGAACGGTGAAAAATACACCATCATAGGATATGAAACCGAAGACGATCCGCATAGCTGGGCGGCCTTTGAACGGGAATTCAACCGAGAAAAGGAGGAGGCGCGTCAATCCATTATCGCCAAGTATGGTCAACTGGATGCTGCTGCGTTTGATGCGCTGATGAATGACAGCGAGTTTTCCACCGGCTGGAATTATCTGAAATGGATGCAGCAAAATGGCGTGACCTTATATGACGAAAATGGCAATTTGAATTCGCGTGATATGGGACTTACGCCAGAGCTTGCAAAACTGCTCGGCGATCAGCTTAATGGCCTTGCTAATAGCGATAGCACTTGGGGCGACCTTGGGAAAGGGCGATTGACCGAAGTACTGAAACCATTTGCGGATAACCCAATTATTTCGTCCTACATAAGCATGCTTGACAGCAGCCGTGGCATAGGACTGAACATTGATGACTACTTGTATATATACGAATCCGAAATTGATTCGGCACAAAGTCGGCTTAATGTACTCTATGCCAGACGAGATCAGATCAATCAGGAAATCCAGGAACGCCAAACAAGGCTGGACAACAACGATTACTCCCTATGGCAACAGATGTTTGGCGCAACCACGCTCACGGATCGCACAACCCTATATGGGGATGTGACCGAATCGGAAGCGGCAAGCGGCATATTCAAAGATGGTTCCCTGTTTGCCAAGAAACAGCAGGTGGAGGTTGACATCAGTGAGGCAGAGGAAGAAATCGCAACTTTGCAAGCAGAATATGACGCAATGCAACCCAGCCTCACCGTGGTAACAGAGATTGATTCCTCGGCGGTCGATGAGTACGAACCGGGATTCAAAACTATGGGAGTGGTTCCCTCCTTTATGATTGGACACGCCTATGCAGATGGCGGACGCGCTACGGAACCTTCGGTGTTTGGTGAGGCGGGGCCGGAGTGGGCCATCCCGGAGGAGCATAGCCAGCGGACGGCAGATCTGTTGAATGCTGCCCGTGAGGCCAGCGGCTTTACATGGAGTAATCTGATTGGGCGATATGGCGGCTTGAACGCCAACGCGCAAAGCCAGAGCGTGGTTATCACCTATTCGCCAACCATCAATGCACAGAATGCGGATGGAGTGGACAAGGCGTTGGCATTGGATAAGGCCCGGATTGTGAAGCTGATGAAGGAAGCGTTGAGTGAGCTGAAAATGCGCAATGAGGTGGAAGTGTACACATGACATTGAGTGGATATGCCTATCGGTGTTCTGCCGGAGAAACCTTTGACAGCATAGCGCTTGAATTGTACGGAAGCGAAAAGTACGCCAGCGATCTGATGTGCGCCAACCCGGAATATAGCGACGTGGCTGTGTTTCGGGGCGGCGAATCGCTCTATCTGCCCGTTATTGACATTCCTGAAAGCGAAAGGGACGAAACGGTCACGGAGCCGGAAAAAGCGCCATGGAAGGAGTGATGCGCGGTGGCAGAACTGGTGAAATGGAGTGGGCGCGGCGGCATTGCGTTTTACATCAAGAGCAACAGCATACGTGGCGTGAAGGATTTGAATATCAGCGTTGCGGCGGAAGTCGAGACCAACACGAACGGCGGGGAGACTTTTACCAAGAAAAAGAACAGCGGCGGGTATGAAATCACCATGACAGCCGTATTGAACGAGATGCTGGACGATAACATCCAGACAACGGCCCTGGAAATGGCCGAGGCGGCAAGGTGTGCCGACACGGGCTATTTCTATACGGCAGGGGCAAAATTGTTTCCCGCCAAGTTTATGATGACCAGTGCAAAAATCACGGGTATCACCATGAATTGTAAGGGGATGTGGATTAGCTGTGAAGTGCAGCTGATGCTCAAACAATGCAGCAAATTTGACGGCTCCATTTCCAGCCCTTCTTCTTCGGGCGGGAGCGGCGGTTCACAAAAGCAGACGACGAAGACAACAGCATCTCTTACGAATGTTGCGACAGCCGTTGGACTGGCTGCTGGTCAAACAGCCAAATCAGCAGCCGCAAAGGCTGTTGTGAACACAATCAAAGCATCCGGGAAAAAGAGTGACGAAGTGCTGAAAGATGCAAGCACAAGGAAAACAGGCGGTGTGGCAAACCGCGCGGTAGGTAGTAAAGTCAACAGCAAAATGTACGTTTGCTTGAAGTAGGTGATAGTATGGCGCAATATGAGATTACCAACGTCCCTGGCGAAATCGACTTTGAGTGTAATAGCGACATCGTAAAGCGCACGATCCAGAATGCAAAGAATCTGCTCATGTGCAGGATGGGAGAAGTGCCCTATGACCGACAGAGAGGGGTAAACCCGGCGCTGTTTGATTTGCCGCTTGACGAGATGCAAGAAAGGCTGCTGCCGGAGCTTGACCGGGTGATGCTCTGGGAGCCGGATGTGGAAGTGGTAAGCGGCAAAGCGGAACGCCTGAAGGACGGGAGCGTATTGATTCGTTGCGTGGTTGAGACGGCGCTTGAATAGGGAGGAATGAACGCATGGAGGATCACGAGCTGCATTATCTGACCTATGATCCTGACGAGATTCTGTCCGATATGATGGTAGCCTACATGGAGGCGGGGGAGACACGCTCTATGCAGGCGACGAAAAGGAAATGCTGCTGCAAGCGGTGCTGGCCGTGCTGATGCAGGCTTTCGCTGGCGTTGACAACGCGCTGCGCATGGCGACGCTTCGCTATGCCCAGCGCGATTACCTGGAGCTGTACGGCGAAAACCGAAACTGCCCCATTATTCCCGCCAAGGCCGCGCATGCTACGGTGAAAATCGAAGTGAAAGCAACGGGCGTGGAGCGCACCATTCCTTCAGGAACGGTGGTTACGCAGGACGGCATGATTTTCTATGCCCTCAAAAGCGACCTGAACCTTGCGGGATATGCACAAACGCTGACAGCAGATGTGGAATGCACGCAAGAAGGAAGCGTGGGGAATGGCTTGCTTTCCGGGGCGCAGATGCAATTCCTGGTTCCTGTGGAGGGCGTGATAAGCGTGTTCTGCTCTGTGAGTGCAGCGGGCGGGCAGGACAAGGAAGACCAGGAGGTGTACCGGGAACGAATCCGCACAAGCGGTCTTGCCAGCGTCACGACCGGCCCGGCCCAACAGTATGAGGCCGTGGCAAAAGCGGTGAGCAGCGAGATTCTGGACGCGAGGGCGCTGAACCTGGGCGCGGATAAGGTGGGGAATTACATCCTCACCAAGAGCAGCACGGGCGTTCAGGCACTTTTGGATGCTGTCTATGAAGCTCTCTCTGCCAAAACCACAAGACCGCTGAATGACCAGGTGAGCGTGATGGAAGCAACTGCGGTTCCCTACACGCTGAACGTTTGCTATTCGTCGGACGGTTCCAGCGGTACGCACAAAGCCATCTCCGAAGCGGTGAGTGAGTACAAGGAATGGCAGGAGAACACCATAGGCAGGCCGTTCAACCCGGAAAAGCTGAGCGCCATGCTCTACCAGGCAGGTGCAACGCGTGTCCTTTGGGGCAGCGGAAGCACGTTTAACGGCGGGGCTGTGGAGTACACGGCCATCGCGCCTAACGAGCATTGCAAGGGCACCATCAGTCTGGCGGTGATTGGCTCATGATGGACTTTGACATCAAAGATTTTCTTCCTCGTTTTATCATGGACGACAAGAACGGTCGAGCCATGGCAAAGGCGATTGAGGCGGGCCTTAAAGACTTTCTGCGCATCCTGCAAGGTGGCCTTGACACCCGGGGTGACGTGGACAAAATGCCCGAGTGGCGGCTGGATGAGCTGGCATGGGAATACAACATTCCATACGACTACAACGCGGAGATTGACATCAAGCGTGGATGGATTCGCAACGTCTATTCGTTGTCCAGGCTATACGGTACGCCGGAGGGTATCATCCAGTACATGAACGGCTATTTTGAGGAGACCACATTGCAGGAATCATGGGAGTACGGCGGCGAGCCCTTCCACTTCCGCATGGTGTTCCCGGATAGCTGGGCACCTGAAAAAGTGGCCTGGGCCACAACGGCTATCGGCATGGTGAAGAATGTGCGAAGCGTCCTTGACCGCTATGTGTTTGCTGGGAAGTGGCACAAAAAACTCTATGCCGGATGTGCGCTATACGCAGGCGAAACGGGCACATTCCACATTCCCAAGGTGGAGATGGATGCTGTGGACTGGTATATCGACGAGAACGGCGACATGCTGCTGGATGAAAACGGCATTCTGCTGATTGTGGAGGGATAACATGATTTCTAACACGCCGAATCTGACGGACAGAGGAAAAAGCCTGCTGATGCGCGCCATTGCGGGCGAAGCGATTTCGTTCACGCGGTTCAAGGTGGGTGACGGTCGGCTGCCGGAGGGAGAGACAGGCGATGGTCTGAATGACCTGGTGCATCCGCTGGTTGTCTTCCCGATTGTGGATATGGACAACACGCAGGACGGGCTTATCGCACTGACGGGAGAATTCAACAGCGGCGACGTGAAAGAGGACTTCTATTGGCGGGAGATGGGCATCTACGCGAAGGGAGAGGACAATGAAGAAGTCCTTTATGCCTACGCCAATGATGGGGATAGCGCGGGAATTCTGCGGGCGCTCAATACGGAAATCCTGACAGAGCAAACCGTGACGCTGATTGTTGCCGTGGGCGAAGCAGAGCATGTGACAGCCGTTTTCAGTCCGAGAAAGCAGTATGCGTCCAAAGAAGAATTTGACAAGCATACTGACAACAAGGAGAATCCGCATGTCGTGACCAAGGAGCAGATCGGCCTTGGCAATGTTCCAAACCTCACCCCGGACAACATGCCTATTGCGTTTACCGAGGCGGAAAAGGCTGAAAACCTGACGAGCAAGGAAACGCTCAAAGTGCTTTTTGGCAAGGTCGCAAAGGCGGTACGGCTGATTATCGACCATATTGCGGATAAGCACAATCCTCATGGCTTGGAGCTGAAGGATTTGGGCGGAGCAAAGGAAACCCACGAGCACAGCACTGACGACGTGACCAGCGGTATGTTGCCACTTGAAAGAGGCGGAACAGGGGTTGGCACTCTGCCTGAACTGAAAAATCTCATTGGCACGAACGCCGCCATGAGCATCTATGTTGGAGATGGCACGGTGAAGCGGAAGATTCTGCTGGATTTCCGTCCGTCAGCCGTAATCCTCTGCAACAGCGGCGGCATGATGGGCGACAGCGTAAAAGGCGTTTGCGGCGGTGTGGCGCTGGGAGCCTATGGCTTGCGAAGCCCCGCAAGCACGCTTTCAACCCACGCGACGACGTGGAATGACGATTACACGGCGCTGCTGATTGAAGACGACGGATTCCTTGTGAATTTCCATGAGGGAGAAACGCCGGAGGAGCTGATCGCCACCAATGCAAGCGGTGAAACGTACTACTACATCGCGTTCAGATAAGGAGTGAGCATATGGCCGGACAAAAACTGACGGAAAAAGCGCTGGCATCGAGCATTGGGCAAGATGCCAGTTTTATTATCTCTCAAACCGAGATGGTAGACGGTAAGCCAATCGAAGCCATACGGCGGGCACAGGTCGCCGCCGTGGTTTCGGCGCTGCGCAAGTTTGGCATCAATCAGGATTACGCCACCACCGCAAGAGTGGAGGAGATACTGCAAGCGTATGTGAACAACATTGAGCAATCGGAAAACGGCATCACCGTGACCTACGGCGACGGGTCTCAGGTGGAAATCCCCATCGAAAGCGGCGGTTTGGCTTTTGATGAGGTGTACTACGACAAGGACACGGGCTATTTCCACATCAGGATGGAGGGCGTGGATGTGGTTGACCCGACCTATATCGGCGGTGGAGGCGGCAGCGGAAGCGGCGGAGGAAGTAAGCTCACTTTCTCCTGCTATACGCCGCCGTCTTTTTCGGTGATTGATTCCGCTGCAAGCGCGCCCATTGAATTTAAGTATGAATCGGTGGACGCGGACACAGGCATTGCCACGGGCAGCGGCAATCTGGCGGTCACGGTGGGCGGGATTGTGCGCACGAACATGGTGATCCAGCAGGGAGACCATCAGACCGTGGACGTGTACAAGTATCTTTCCAAGGGAAACAATACGGTACGCCTGACCATCACAGACAGCTATGGCGCGACGGCCACGCGCTCCTTCACCGTTTCCCTGGAAACCTTTGAGGTGGCATGGAGCCTGGGCGCGACGGCCATCAACAACGAAAGCAGCCTGTCCTTTTACATCACGCCCACCGGCAACGGCAGCAAGAGCATCTATACCTATGTGGACGGGAAGCTCTATTCCACGGACACGGTGACGACCTCCGGCAGACGGCTGACCAAAACCATCACGGGCCTTGCGCATGGCGGACACAAGGTCGAGGTCTACGGCAATATGAACGTTGGCGGGACGGAGCTGGAAAGCAATCATCTGACCGCCGCCGTGGCTCAGGTGCTGCCCGGATACGAAGAAGCGGTTGTGGCCGTCAACTGGCCCGCTGGCCCTTTGACGCAGTACACCACGGTCAATATCCCCTATGTTGCCATTGACCCGAACAGCAACCCGGCCATGGTGCTGCTGATGGAGGGCGAAGGGACGCTTGCCGAGGTGGAGGCCGATCAAACGGCGCATACCTGGGCGTATCGCCCCTTGACGGCGGGCAGCATGACGCTGGGCATCCGCTGCGGAGAAACCACCGTCACAAACGCCTACAAGGTGGAAGGGCTGGAAGTGAACGTGGAGGAAATCACGGACGGACTGGAACTGAAAATCGACCCTTCCACCATTTCCAACCTGCGGACGTGGAGCCAGAACGGTTACAGCTTCACGCTGTCTGACCACTTCGACCTGGTGAACGGCGGCCTGATGGTTGACGGGGACGGCGTGCATTGCATCCGCATCACGGCGGGCGACCGGCTGACGCTGAACTACGACCCTTTCAGCGAAGATGTCATTATGACGGGCAAAGAGCTGAAAATCATCTATCGGATTTCGGATTGCTCCAACAAGGAAACGGTGGGCATCGGCTCCCTGTCCGGCAGCAAGGGCCTTGAAGTACGCGCCAACAACGCTTATCTGCGCGGCGACCAGAACACCATCGTGCTTTCCACCTGCGAGGACGAAAAGACCGAGCTTGATGTCAACATTCAGCGGGCGGGCGCGAACTCCGACCGCCTGATGGTGATGTGGGAAAGCTGCTCCACGTTCGCCTACAAGCAATACGCCCAGCAGGAGGATTTCAGGCACAATCCGACCACGGGCATTGTGTTTGGCAGCGACGACGCGGACGTGTATCTGTACCTGCTGCGGGCCTACAACCGCGACCTGACGGATGCGGAAATCAAGGCCAACTATATTGTGGACGGCGCGGACGGCGAGGAAATCCACGCCCGCCATGAGCGCAACGACATCTACGATGGCACCGGCACGGCCAACATGGAGCTGGCCGCGCAAAAAAACCCGGATTGTCATTTCGTGCTGATTAACGCCAAACGCATGACGCTGGGCAAAAAGGATGCGGTGGATGCCGATGTGCGGCACATCTACATTGCGGGCGGCGCGGAGCACCAATTTACCGCCAGGAACGCGGTAATGAAGGTGCAGGGCACCTCCTCTGTGGAGCACGCGCCCACCGCTGGCCCCAACATCAACTTCACGTTCAAGGAAGGGATCACGCTGGATGACGGCACGGTGAAGGATGGCTACGCCATGAACGGCGAGGCAAACAGCATCCCCACCAACCTGATTACCTTCAAAA